GTCGTTTAGGTCTACTGGTGCGCATGCACGACAAGATTGCACGTCTCGAAAACTTGATGTCTTCGGGCCGGACCCCCAATCATGAATCAATCGAGGACAATATCCTAGACGTTGTTGGGTATTCAATTGTTGGTGCGATGTGGGAAGAGGGTTCTTTTTTGTTTGATGTTGTGCCCTTACACGCGCTACAAGTGACGGTGGTGGAAAGCGGCCCTCACCACGAAAAGGAATGGGTGTTCTGATCCACTAGGGGTCAAAAATATATAAACACGCCCCCATATCTGGATAAATCTATCCAATACGTGAGGGGAAGCACACCCCCCAAAAAAAAATTGCTTTTTTAGCCGTCCAGCACACCTAGTAAAAGAAACTACTTTTCGGAAGACCCCCGCCCGGGTGGGGAGCCTCAGGAAGCATCACCTGCATCCACCCCCTGAGGCATCAACCCTAGTGGCCATCAAAGGAAAGGGGAACTTCTCCGGCCAAAAATCAACCTAGCACAACCACAAAACACGTGCATGTAAACAAATCTTTCAAATATTTAAAGAAATATCCCATCGGTGCTTGCACGCGCGCCACAACGCGTGATATGTTGCCCGACAACAACTACGGTCGACCGGTCGGAACTGTGATAACACTTGCGTCACCTGCGCAAAGTGCTATTTGCGATGCACTTGAGACGGAGGCACCTTTTCTAAAGGTTCCCCCAGACCCCCTCCAAAGGGGTTTCCTTCTCTTACTAGTTTTCAACTATTGAGAAACTAAAGTCATTGCTTGTAATGATTCTTTATTAACTCACAAATAAAACACCTTTTGAGAGAAGAATCTATACGCGTACCGATCGGTCAAGCAAAGTAAAGAAAGGAAGACACTTTGAACGTTAATATATTAAATACTATGGAAAACGAATTTTTTGAATTTCAAAAACCAGAGAAGAAGAAGAAGAAAGTTCGCGGACCTTCAAAAGCAACGGTAGAACAGACAGTCAAAGGTTCTACGGTGGCGGAAAGCGCCATTCAAGAAATCTACGACTACTGGTGTCATGTGATGCGACCGAATCGGAAGAACCCTGCGCGTCTGGATGTTAAGGGTCGTGATCGTGTTGCGGCTGCGATTAGTGATTTTGGTATGGAGGTGTGCCGGCGTGCGATTGATGGTTGTTCGAAGTCGGATTTTCATATGGGGCGGAATAAGCGTGGGCGTCGGTATGACAGTTTGGATTTGATTTTTCGTTCGCATGAGCATACGGAGCGGTTTTTGGGGTATTTAGTGGATGGTGATGAGCCGTGGTGAGGGTTCGTGATGTGTCGAAGGAGTTTGAGCAGTTTGTGTCGGTTTGTTTTGCGATGTTTAATCGTGAGTTGTTTGAGGGTGATCGGCGTAATGTTGTTCGTGCTTGGTTTGATGTGTTGGGGGATGTGGATGTTGAGTTGTTGCGTGTGAAGTTTGTTGAGTTGGCGACGGTGTCTAAGGTGATGCCGACTCCTGGGTTGTTGCGTAGGCATGTGTTTGCTGATCGTATTAGTGATGTTGTTTCTCCTGCTGTTGCGTGGGGTCAGTTGCAGGGGTTGCGTGTTGCTTTGAATTCTGGTGTGGAGCGTCCGGTGCTTGCTGTGACGGTGGTGGAAACGATTCAGAGGTTGGGTGATGTTGTGTTTGGTTTGACGACTAATGGTGATCGGGAGTATTTTTTGGAGGTTTATCGTGATGTTTGTGAAAAGCGATTGGTTGAGTTGTTGAGGGTGGGTGTATGAAGCGGTTGACGGGTAGGCCTCCGGTTGTTCCGGTTGGGGATCGTGCGTCTTTGTCGTTGAAGGTGTCTGCTGATTTTAAGAGGTTGGTGTTGGCGCAGGCTGAGGGGTATGGGTTGAGTATTAGGGAGTATGTGGAGTTGTTGGTGTTGAGAGATGTCGGTAAGTGAGGTGGGTGCAGGCCTACAGATCATCAATTTTAAATGTGATAAGGACTCTCCATCTATTGAAGAGTTGATGCATGATATCAAAACACCGACGTTACTTAAGTATGGTACGAAATTTTGGGATTCGGATACTCTTCGTTTAATTGATTCTTCGTTGATTAGGTTTTGTGAAGCATGGGGTAAGCCGTACGGTTTTATTCAGGAGCAGGATGGGGCAATCGTCCAGAATCTTTTTCCGATAAAGAAAAATGAGAGTGAACAAATTTCTTCTTCATCTTTAGCCACACTAGAGATGCATACGGAGACCGCTTTTCATCCTTGGCGCCCACAGTACGTAATTCTTCTTTGTGTCCGTGGAGATAAGCGTGCCGAAACAACTTATGCAATTCTTGATGAAATTTTACATGATTTAAATCAGGAAACTATTGACATTTTACATCAACCAATATTCACAACGACATTGGATAAGAGTTTTCAAAATTCAAATCAAAAAGACTCCATAATGAAAACTGCAATATTTTACAACAATGGCACATCAATGTCTTATGATCGCGTTCTTATGAATGGGCTAAATAAAGATGCTGATCATGCGCTAAAAGTTCTTTCTTCCGCAATAGAAAGTTGTAAGCAGACTTTCGTGCTATCTACTGGTGATGTTGCCATCATTGAAAATTGGAAAGTCGTTCATGGGAGAACGCCATTTGTTCCGAATTATGACGGCAATGATAGATGGGTAAAAAGAGTAATGGTCAGGCGATCCATGCCCCATCAACATGATATTTATCAGATTCCCGACAAGGAACATTATATTGTTAAGACAACTTTTTAGTTTTTTACCAAAAACCCGTTTGGATTTTCTATAAAGTTCTCGCCAAACATATCGCAAGCATATGTGTTTATAGAATAACTATCACCTATGTGATTTAAAATTCCATCATGTGTATCTTTATTCAGGGTATGGCAACAGATGAAGTGATCTCCCTTTTTCAAATATGGGTCAATCGCTTCCAGCAACTCAATTGTGTTAATTCCGACATCGTCAATAATGAATTTTGGTCCTTCAAGATTTGCGATCATGTTGTGATTGACTGTTAAGTAATTTTTGATGTCAAAAATATCAAGTTGAACTAACTCAACATCACTAATTGGTTCCTGAATAACATTTCTCGAAAAATCAATGTCGTATGAAATGATTTTTATGTCATGTTTAATAATTTTGGCGATGTCACTCATGTACTCAGATAAACCACCATCAAAAGTACCAAATTCCATTACGTATAAAGGACGTTCGTGATCAATCAACACACGCATTGCATTTAAAAACATTGGTTCGTGCATGATTTGTCTATTTTTATATTTATTACCACCAACGCGTCCGTAGTTCATTAACACCGCAATATCAGAATCTGTGTAAACGCCAGAAAACTTGCGTTCACTAGATGATTTTAGGTGCTTTTCTAACATCTTTCAATTATACTTGAACTCACATTGCCATCACGTTACGAAACGGAATTTATATATGACCATTATCACTCTTGAACCCTGGGAATACGTGCATGCGTGCAATGTTGGCATAGCAAGATTTGCAGCAAATTGGGGAAAACAAGATGCTCCACATTATAAAAAAGAATTAATGGAAGACGATAGAACGGCAACGGTTGCGTCTGCTATTTGTGAACTTGCTGTAGCCAAAGCAACTAATCGTTTTTGGAGCGGGCACGTATGGCCAAAAGAAGAGCACAACAGATATAGGAATGTCCCCGATGTCGGTAGAAACATCGAAGTTCGTAGAGTTCGAAAAGGAAATACTGTTGCGGTGCGTAAGCATCAAGTAGGCAAGGGATTGGTTCTTTTTGCTGCGCAGCCAGAGGTTCCAGAGTTTATTAATGTAGATATCTGGGGATGGCTAGAATATGACAAGGCATGGGAACTCGGCGAACCCGCACATTATGCACCAGAGACAACTAAACTTCTCAATAGGGAATACTTAACAAAAGATTTGCCTTGAATATTGCACTTATTTTTTATTTAATTTAGATTTTTTTTTCATTGTTACGCCACATCTTTATGCATAGAGTGCAAATTCTGTGCGTTGGTCGTCCTGCTTTATACATTGTGTTACCCTCGTAGGAATGACCATTTTTACAGTGTGTTTTTTGTTGATTAAAGAATCTTAATTTTTGCGCCGCATCAATACTATTGTCCTTATGGGTCCCAAGCCATAGGTGATTTGGGTTGACACACCTTCTGTTATCGCATGTGTGACAAACAAGCATTCCATCGGGAATTTCCCCATAGTGTGCCAGGTATGACCACTTATGACATCTGCGCCTGATTCCGTCAATACTGAGTCGTGGATACCCAACGGAATCGACTGCCCCAATCCATCCCCAGCATCCATCAGCAGATGGCGATTCTTTATTTACGTGCTCCCAAAATCGTTGTGGCAAATCAAACGTCATAGAACGAGAAGTTTAGTACTAGTGCTCTATAAAAATGCATTCCCCAGGACAGTCTTCGGCAGCCTCAACAACATCATCTATTCTGTCGTCTGAGAAAGAAGCCAGGCCAGCGGAACCCTCTAAATTGCCCGCTGCTGCCGCATAAATCTTTCCGCTCTCTTGCACATAGGCAAGACCATCCGACATCATTACGAATACATCTGGGGCTATCTCCGCGCATAAACCGTCCCCGGTACATAAATCTTGGTCAATCCAAACTTTCATTTGGTTTTGAATTCAGTCCATGTCTTATCGCCAACACCAAAGTATTCGCGTGCGTAGCCTGCACCAATAATGTCTTTGTTAAGGCATGCAGTTGTTGGGGCATCAATATCGCCTGACGAGTAAAGTTCTGCTAGAACGCGTCCGTACTTCTCATTCTTGTCAACAATGGTTTTAATGAAAACAGTCTCGTGGTTATGAAGCCAATCTTTCGTAAATTCTTTAGCCTTCAGACCCATTTCTTTTTCGGCAGCATCTTTAGTGCGTGACTCTGGAGTATTTATCCCATATAGACGAACACGAATCTTGTGGTGGACGCTAAAACCAAGGTCGACCATTAGGTCGACGGTGTCACCATCTACGACTCCTAGAACTTTT